GTTACTGGCGCTGGTGCTGGTGATACATCCGATGGCACTACGGTTGATTCTTCTGGCGACGATGGACCCGCTGTTTCTCCCCCGGCCTTTTCTTTTTTTTCTTTAAAGAATTCAAAGAGTTTCTCTAAAGAAAACAATAACCCTGCAATTATAGCGCCTGGCACTCCAATTCTGCCTAGTATTGCTTTAAGTGGCAGTTTTTTTAAAATACTTAACAAAAAAGAAACAATGTTTTTAAGATTAAAAATATTTTTAAAAATATTTTTGAAAATTAAAAATATACCAAGAATAGAACTCAAAAAAGAAGACGAATCGCCCTCTTTTTCTCTCATTTTAGTTTCAATGACGGGTGTGGGTTTTGTTTTTTGAAATTGACTTTCATAAATATTTTCTTTTTCTCGAGCTTGAGCAAAAAAGGTATCACTTTTATATGCTGGTTTTGCTCCCATTGCTTTAGTCATTTTTGCAATGTTTTTTGCTATGTTTGGCAAAAACATTGAATTTTTAGCTGACACTAAATTTACTTTTGTTAAAATGTCAACTTTACTTTCTAAAGTTTTTGTTGAAAACTCTAAAAAAGACATTGAAGGTAAAGTCGTTTTTTTATCCGAACCGGTTGGAGCACCTTTGTAGGCTTTAAACAAAGATGGCAAAACTGCAGCTAAGAAACCCTTTTGATTAAAGAATTGTCTTGGGTCTATTTTTTCTAAAGCTCTTTTACCTAAAGTGCTAACAACTCCACCGCCTCTTTTTTTCTCGGCTTTGTAAATTTCAGCTAACCTACTTGTTTTTTGTATAGCCATTTTTACCTTCTTTGTTTTTGTTGCTCTTTCAGCCTTTCTTTTTCTTCTTCCAAATATTTAACCAATAAATCTATATAAATTTGTCTTTCCCAAGGTAACATGTTTTCCAATTCACTTAAACTATATTTGTGATACTGCATTAACGCAAAATTAGTTTGATAATAGTTACCTAATGTTTCATAATTAAAATTTAAACGAAAAAATTTTGTATTCCCTCTACAAGAATACTATCTTCGTACCCACATTTTTTACACACAAAATGAAGGTTCTTTTTTAGTTTGGGCATTGTTTCAAAAAAAGTTTGCAATTTAAATAAATCATCTTGTTGTAAATTTTCAATAAAGTCCAATAATTCTTGTTTTTCAACATCTTTTGCATAATACAATTGATTTTCGTCATAAATGTAATCTACACAAGAAACAATTAAATCAATAAGTGTATTGATGTCTTCAATATTTGAGTTTTGCAAATCATTTAACATTTTCAATGTGGGATATTTCATTACAATACCCATTTTTTTAGAAATTTCTATTTTTTTATTATGTTTTTCATTAAGTGTGGGTTCTATTTCAAGTATATTTAAATCAAATTTATTTGTTGTATTACATTTTTTTTCTACATGATTTTCATCAAAAACAATGTTATTGCAAATATAAGATAAATTGATTATTTCTCCTACTGATTTAGCGCGGAGGTTCAAAAACAAGTATTCAATGTCGAATGTGGGTAATTCGTCAATGTCAACTTTAGAAATAAGACAATTGTTTAAAACTTGTTTAATAACATTGACTGTTTCTTCAGCGTCTTCAGATTGTGAGGCCATCAAAAAGAGTTTTTGCTCTTTCACTAAAAATGGCCTAAATTTTATTTTCTTTCCGGTTGAAATCAGTGTCGTTTCATAAACGGGCACATCAATTTTGGGTAACATATTAAACCTCCATTAATTAAAAAATCTTCCAAATATTTTTCCAAAGGGACTTGTAATTTTATTGTTAAAGTTGGTTACATTTTTGGCCACAGAATCGCCAAACAGTTGTGCAGCTGCAGCAACTAAATCGTAATTTCCCTCATAAACAATTTTATATCGCTGATATGCGAATTGAACACCAAGGCGGTGAAAACCATCTGCACTCCAAGCTAGTGGCGCCGATGCGATGCCAATTGGAAACGCATCAATTAATTCAACGGCGTATATTTGTCTTATAAACTCATCGTACTGTATAATTTTTATGTTTGTTAAATAACGAGATTTTTCTCCCTTTGGATATCGTAAATTATTTGTATCACTTGGCATAATTGCTTCAAACCACCTTTCAAATAGTTTACGCTCATAAAATTCGTTTGTGCATATAAAATTTAATGTTATTTCATTGTATTGCATTTGATATGGAACTTTATAGGTTGGTCCGTAAATTTTAACGTCACTTGTTACTAAAGTTCTACCAGGTAATTCAGCACTTTCACATTGTAAAGCTAAATACCTTGAAAGTGTTGCATTATCGCTGCGTGACTGTGGGTCATTACCACCTCCACGAAGTGCTTGTGTAATGTCGGCAACCAAAGCATTAGGTAAATTGATAAGTTTTTCTAAAAAAGAATTTTGAATAAACCCATTAATATATGGCGGGATTGGCAAAATCACCTCAAATCGGTTTGGCTTAGCAAAACCCTCTTTGGCGTTGACGTTAGCTAAAAATGATTGTGGTGAGAATGCCATTAAAATTTCTTCCTAGAATCAGCATACACTTTGTTTGCTGTAGCGCCAACAAAAAGAGAAACAGGTAACAATGCTGCTATATCCCATTCATCAGCAGTAACCTCTAAAAACCTAGATTCAACATGACTAAACAGATAACGCTTAATACAGGGGTTCACTTCATTTGTTTTACTTGCTCTCGAAAGTAAATCATAACTCAACCTAAGTTTCGTGGTTTTATCAAACTTGGTGTTATTTGCATATTCACTTAACTTGTCCAAAAGAATGATACGCTGCTTTGGGTGTATATAATGTAAATTCAACCCTAAAAATCCATCGTTATATTGTTCTATTGGTAAAACCAGTGGGAACCTGTCGTAATATGGCAGCTTATCCTTCGTTTTTGGGTCGTAAAAGTAAAAATACATACGACCAATGATGGCATTATTTTTCAACCTTTGACGGTCCGCTAAAAGTGCTTGCCGACTGGGTTTTAAATTTGTTACTTTGGCTCGTAGCCATTCACGAGCCTGATTTGTGCGAGTGCTCAAACCCTCTTTTGCAAGGGAACTTTTAATGCGGTCGAGTAAATAAGCCATGATTTATTTAGGCGAATTGCTAATATTACCTTACTTACACTGGTTCGGCCTTATAAGTATTGGTGCCTGCTTTCAAACAATACCTAGATTCTTCTCCGTAAGAATTCTAAATTCCCATCCACGATCTTTACAGAATTCAGTAGCAGCTTTCCATTTAGATTGATTGATGGTATAAGTAATGTATTCGTTAATGAATTTTTGTGTTTGTCTTTTACGAACTGGTTGTTTGGTTTGATATTCTGGTTTGACCTCAACCACATGAGTCATTACTGTTCCATTCTTCTTTTTAACCTTTACAATGAAATCTGGAAAGTACCGATGAATCTTATTGTCAACTGGGTTAAAGTATTTGATTGCTAACTCTTCGGAAGACCAATAAACCACACTCTCGCTTTGATCGAGCCAATCCATTACTTTTCTTTCCCAAGTAGACCGCCAAATGATGTTTGTAGCATCACCAGCGTACTTCTGTGGGTTTTGAGGGGTGAATTTTCCTTTGTATGACATAAATATATTTATTCTCCTAGGAAAAATAATGGCTCTATTTTCTTTCACCGACATACGATTTGGAACAGCCGCTACAAGAGTGGGTTTAAACGGGTCGCTAGCTGGCAGTCAGTATAACACCAATTTGTATCGTTACCCAATTGACTTGGGTGAAGCAGACAAGGGTCATTATATGATTTTTCACATTAATGAACAAAACAGAACACAATTTTCGTCACCGGGCTCTTCTGACCAACCAGAAATAATTAATAGCCCAAACAGAGTTACCGGTGGTTTAGCTAATGCTGGCGGATCCGTTGAATTTTTACAAGAACAACTCAAAAGAATTTCTTCAACCGATTCAACCGACATTACTAAAGAATTTGTTGAATCGCTTAATTCGAGTTTAGGTTTTGTTGGTGAATTAGCAAAAAAAGTTTCTGTTCAGGGTGCGAGAACAATAAAAAGAACCTCAAAAACAATTGCCTTGTACATGCCCGACACTTTAAATTTTGGTTATAAACAAGGCTACGAGGGAATTTCTTTAACAAGTCCTTTTTTTGATGTTCTTGGCGCTGGAAAAGAAGTGTTAGCTGCTGGTTCGTCTATACTTGATGGAATATCTAATAACCCCAAAAATGCTGCAGAAATTTTTAAAAACACCAATTCAAATTTAACACCTTTTGCAGTAGATTATTTAAGTAGGCTTGCTCCATCTTTTATTTTTGGTTCTAATTTTGGTCGATTTGCTGTGGCTACATTGGGTGTTGCAAGAAACCCACTGCTTGAGGTTATTTACACTAACCCATCACTGAGAGATTTTCAGTTTGATTTTCTTTTTTATCCAAGAAGCGAAAGGGAAGCTTTACAAGTTCAAAACATCATAGATTCTTTTACATTTCATCAAGCACCAGAAATTCTTCCCGGTTCTGGTGGTATTTTTCTTGTGCCTCCATCTGAATTTGACATTAAATTTTATTACAATGGAAAAGAAAATCCCAATATACCAAAAATATCAACTTGTGTTTTAAATAATATAAATGTTGATTATGCACCATCTGGTTTTTCAGCTTATGAAGTTCCTGGCGATACAACACCAAATATGGGCAGAACTGGTATGCCAGTTGGTATTCGTTTACAATTAAACTTTACAGAAACAGAAATTGTCACCAAAAACCTATTAAGTGAAAATAGTCAATTTGATATATTTAATAGGCTTGGCGGCACAGCAGGAGAAGATGGTTATACTTATTATGGTCAATAGGAATTAAATAAAAATGGCAGGTTACTTTTCAAAATTTCCTAAACTTTTCTTTTCTTCGAATAATAATCGAACGATTGATCGTATAACCAACATTATGGCCAAGTTTTCTTTGAATGAATCTATCAAAGAAAACACAGCTGTTTACTATGAGTATGACATTGTTGAGGGTGACACTCCAGAAATTATAGCTCATAAATTGTATGGCTCGGCACAAAGGCACTGGGTTGTTTTAATGATGAACAACATCGTTGACCCACAGTACGACTGGCCTTTAACTACAACAACATTAAATAATTATATTGATGCTAAATACTCAAACACACAGTATGCGAATTCAAATACATCTGGTGCCGGTTTGTCTTATGCTACTTCAAATACACATTCGTATTATAAAATCATTACAACAACAATACCAAATGGCTCTAAAATCATTAAAAAATATCAGGTTGACGCAAACACTTACGCCAATGTTACTGTAACAACATCGACGCTAACATTACAAGACAACAATGTAATCACGATTGCTACTTCAAAAACCACTAAAACTTACTATGAACATGAGGTTGAAGAAAATGAATCTAAAAGAGAAATTAAATTGTTAAAGCCAGAATTTGCAACACAATTAGAAGATGAAATTCAAAGAGTTTTTAGAAATGACAATTTCGTTTAAAAGTACCACGCAATTTAAGATAGAACGATTGGAATTGGTATTAAATTCTAGTCAAAGAATTTCAATTGATGCTTTGTTTAGTGAACTAAATCTTTATGATAACCTTTTTACTCCTTGCGTTTCGGGTAATATTTTAATTATTGATACATTGGCTTTGGTTGATCAACTAAAATTAAATGGCGACGAAAAAATTTATATACGCATTTCTAAAGATGAAGACCAAGAAGGTTTTAGATATGAAAAAGAGTTTGTGATTTATAGCCTCACAAACAAAACAAATTTAAACATAACTTCGACGGCTTATGTTTTAAATTTTGTTTCTAAAGAATTTCTTAAATCTTTACAGAAAAAAATAAATCAAAATTATGTTGGGTCATTTACTGATATAGTTTATAAAATATTGACAGGTTCAAATTACCTTAATGTTGCTGAAGAACCGCCACAAAATGGACAAAGTGGTGTTGGTGTTTTTCTTCAATCTGAAAATTTGCAAGATTTAATTTTTCCAACTTTAACACCATTTGATGCTATTAATTTTGCATCTCAAAAAGCTACTTATCGAAACACTCCAGATTTTTTATTTTTTGAAACACATAAAACTGGTTATAATTTTTTACCATTAACTTACCTTCTACAACAACAGAATGTTTTTGAAATTAACTTTAAGCCAAAAAATTTATCAAATTCAGCTACAGCTAATCAAGAAGAATTTTTGGGAGCCCGTGACTTAAAAGTATTATCTCAATTTAGTGTTTTAGATGGCGTACAAGGTGGCGTTTACGCTGGTCGTTTTGTTGGCTTTGATACACTTACAAAAACAACTAAGGTAACAACTATAATTAGCAATAAAAATTTGTCGGATGAAAAAAATAAAAGGTACAATGAAATGACTGAATCAAGAGTTGTTTCATACCCTTTTGCTTTACCGCGAACTGCGGTAGAATACATCAAAGGAAATGACCCAGAAACTTATGGCATAATTGATCGTACCGAAAACTACATTTATCAAAGAAAAGCTATATTTACAAACCTCATGCAACAAAGACTACAACTAGTGATGCCTGGAAATTTCGAGCTTTTTTCTAGCCGTAACATTTTTTTAAAAGTGCCTAAATTTTCTACACAACTTGGCGATGACGCTTTGGATCGTTCTTTAACGGGTAAATATATAATTACTGGAACAAGGCACATTATTAGGCCAAATCGGCATGAAACAATTATTGAAGTTTGTGCAGCAAAGTTGTTGGGTTTAAAAAACAATCAACCCGGCACCGAAAATTTCTTTTCCACTTTTGCTGAGAAAGATATATATGCTTTTTAAATTAAAAGGAAATTTATAATGTTATCAAAAGATTTTTATGGCAAAAAAGGGTTTATTTGGTGGGTCGGTGTTGTTGAAGATGACTACGACCCACTTCTTCTTGGTCGAATTCGTCCTCGCATTATAGGCGTTCATAGCGATAACACTAGTTTGGTGCCAACAGAAAGTTTGCCGTGGGCTCAAGTGTTGAAACAACCAAGTGCCTATGACACTCTTGTTTGTCCAAAAGTTGGTGAGTGGGTGGTTGGTTTTTTTCAAGATGGTGAATACGCACAAATTCCGGTTGTTTTTGGTTCTTTTACCGCCATTGAGAGTGAACAATCTAAAACAATATATGAAACTTACACCATTAAAAGTGGTGGCGAAAATGCTGTACCAAGGCCAAACGAATCGGCCGTTGGTGTTAAAGTTACAGATGTTGTAACAGTTGGACAACCAAACACGCCAAAAACAGCAAGGGAGAGTATTGAAGGAACAATTGTTTCAATAACTAATTCAATAAGGTCAATTAAATGTGACATACGGCCAGAAGTTGACAAAGAACTTTCTTACCTAAAAGGCCAATTTAATTTAATTTTGCAAAAAATCAGAGATGGAATACGTGCTAT